TGTTCGACATCCTGAAAAACACCTTTGCGTCGACCTACAACTGGATAGTCGAAAAGCTAAACAAAATCCCCGGCGTCAATATCGACCTGAAAACCACCGAAACGCCCGAAGGCGTCAGGGTACCGGCCCCGGTCAGCGTTGCCGTACCGGCGCAAAATATTATGCCGCAGGGTGCAACCACGGCCCGCGCCCAGGCAGCACAGGCACAGGTGCCGGTCAGCGTGCCCGCACCAGGCATGGCCCACACAGCCGCGCCGACCCTGAGCGGTAAAAGCCTGGTCACCGGCAACAAGGTCAGCGCCGCCGTGCCGCGTGAAGGTCTGATGAAACAGGTTAAATCCGACAGCAAAACCACGATCACCAATAACAGAACATCGGGAGACACCTACGTGAATGCCCCGAACGGGATCTCGCCGGGACAACTGGCCGAATTTATGGAGATGCAAGCCGGATGACTGACGAACCGCTGTACATCGATTTACTGATAACCGACGGCAATTTCACGCTCGACAGCGGCAACGAACCGGGGTTATGCAACAACCGCGTCAGCATCGGCCAGGACGTGATCCACAGCATTTTAGAAAGCGGCATCGCGGCGCTGTTGATTGGTGAACGTAGCCCGACCATGCGCGGTGACGTGTTAACCCAGTTAACGCTATTGGTTGAGAGTGATGAACGACTCGTCCCCGGCACCGTTACCATCACGGAAGAAAGCGCGTCGCGCCTGTACATCACCGCCGACACCTACGATTTCGGCCCTATCAGCACCGGTGTGAATTATGAATGAGAAACCGACCGTAGATTTTGAGCAGGTCCTCCGTGAGAGCGGTATGCCGACCACCGAAGACGAAATCAGCAATAAATTTCGCGACATCGCGCGCGGCGAAAACCTGGTCACCAACACGTCGAAAATGTCGCCGTTCTGGCGCCTTATCACCAAGCTGACCACCACGCCGGTGTTATGGCTGAAAGACGTGCTTGTCCAGGTCGTGTTAACCAACATGTTTGTGGCGACCGCGACCGGCGCCATGCTGCGCCTGCTTGCCTGGGCGGTGAACATCGAAGCCAAACCGGCCAGCGCCGCAGCCGGTGCCCTGCGCTTTTACAAATCCAGCGCGGCCAACGCCGTGACGGTCAACGCGGGCACGCTGATACAAACCGAGCGCATCAACGGTGTGGTTTATACCTTGTCGGTCACCAAAAACACCACATTGCCCGCAGGTCAGGAGAGCGGACTCGTACCGGTCACCGCGACCGGCACCGGCAGCGGGTACAACCTGGCGCCGGGCTATTACCGCATTTTGCCCGTCGCCGTGACCGGCATCGCCAGCGTAGTGAACGATGACGACTGGCTGACCGTGCCCGGTGCGAATGAGGAATCCGATGATGAACTGCGCGACCGTGCCCGCAACCAGTTCAACCTGGTGGGGAATTACCACACGGACGCCATTTACCGCAGCATGATTGCCAGCGTGCTGGGCCTGAGCGTTGACCGCATTTTCTTCAAGCATGACGCCCCGCGCGGGCCAGGTACCGCGAACGCCTATTTGCTGCTCGACAGCGGCGAGATTTCGCAGCCGTTTATCGACGCGGTCAATGACTACATCAACACCCAGGGCCACCACGGCCACGGCGATGACATGCAGTGTTTTGCTTTGCCTGAAACCAAACACGTTTTAAAAGCCACGGTTTACGTGTTGAACAAAGACAACATGACCGGCGAAGAACTGACGGAACTACAGAACGGCGTCACCCATCTGATCCGCTGCGCGTTCCGTGAAAACAGCAACTACGACATTAAAAAGACCTGGCCGTATTCACGCTATTCGTTTTCGAACCTGGGCCGCGAGCTGCATAAAACCTTTCCGGTTATCGACTCGCTCAACTTCTCGCTGACCGACATCATCAGCGAACTGTCGGTCCCGCGCCTGGACAGTCTGACCGTGGAGATTGCCAATGATTGATTTCAAAAAGCAGCTTCGCGGGCTTCGCCTTCCGTCTTGGATGGACGGCGCCGAGCCGAGCAAAATGTTGCGGGCCTGCGTCACCTTCTGGTCATTGGTTGATGACTGGCTGACCTGGCCGTTAAAGCAGTTCGACCCGCTGACCTGCGCCGAACCGCTGTTAAACCTGATCGCCTATGAACGGGACGTCAGTCGCTTTAACGGCGAACCGCTGAGCCTGTTCCGTAAACGGGTCAGCTATGCCTTTGTAAACGCCCAGGACGCGGGCGAGGTTGCCGGATTTATCGCCATCTTTGAGCGATTGGGGATCGGCTATGTCGAGTTACTGGAGCGTCAGCCGGGTATTGACTGGGACGTCATCATCGTCCGGGTATCTGACAGCCAAATCGCCGACAACAGCGACTTACTATTGGAAATTATCCGCAAGTATGGCCGCACCTGTCGCCGCTATCAGTTCGAAGTGATCACCTCTGTGGGCCTGCCCCTGCGCGTCGGGTCTTATGAGGGTGAATATGTTTGCTACACCGCGAGCCTGGGCAACATAACAACAGAATCCAGCGCCACGTTTAGCGCAAGTTTGTAGGGGAAGATAATGTCACAAACCGTTATTACAAAAGCCTTTGCTGAGTGGAAAGCCCAGCAAGCTATCGACAACAAAGCCGTAGTGCTGGACGAATTCGTTTTCGCCTTCATTCCAGGCCAGGACCCAAATCAGCCCATTCCCAACACCGACGGATTGCCCGATGCCGACAAGATTGTTTATCGCCAGCCGGTCAGCAAAAGCGGCGTGGTGAACCTTAATGCCGTGGTGTACTCCGTCGTTTTGGGCACCGAGGTAGGCGATTTCGATTTTAACTGGATTGGTCTGATTAATAAGGCCACCGGGACGGTCGGCGCGATCACCCATGCACCGACACAGCGCAAGGTGAAGAACGCCAGCGGCCAACAGGGCAACACCCTCACCCGATCCATTTTAATGGAGTACGCAGGTGCCCAGGTTGAAACACAAATTACGGTGCCGGCAGCGACTTGGCAGATTGATTTTACCGCCCGTCTGGCGGGGATGGATGAAGCGCTGCGCCTGGCGAACGCCGACATTTACGGCGCAGGGGCTTTTTTCGATACCGGCTTTTTGGCATCCAAAAATGGTCCGCAGTTTTTTGTTACGAAGGGCGTCGGCTACGTTGGCGGGCTGCGTGCTTCGCTGGGCGCTAATCAAAATATCACCGTCACGTCGAAACCAACAAAAGTCTGGGTTGACGTCTGCTTTACCGGCACGGTCACCAGCGTTTTCCAGACGGCCATTACATTTACCGTGGCACCCACGCTGGCGAACTACGTCACGAACGGCGTCGCGCACTACGTTTTTGCCCTGGCGAGTATCGACGCCGCAGGCGTTATTACCGACCTGCGACCAAAGGGCAGCAGCCAGTATTTACGTAAAGACCAAAACCTGACTGACATCGCCGACCCGAATTTGGCGTTGAATACGCTCAACGGCGTGCCGAAAACCCGCAGGGTCAACAATAAAGCCCTGTCTGATGACATTGATTTAACGCCTGCGGATGTTGGGGCATTGCCCTCCGGCGGCACGGCGGTGGCCGCTACCAAGCTGGCCACGCCGCGAAAGATTGCCGGTGTTGAATTCGACGGAACCCAAGATATTAACCTGACGCCGGAAAATGTAGGGGCGTTACCTTCAGGCGGTACGGCAGCGGCGGCCACCAAGCTGGCGACGGCGCGAAAGATTGCCGGTGTTTCCTTTGATGGGTCCAAAGATATTGCGATCACGTCGGGCGATGTTGGGGCCGTGCAACAAGGCGGCGGCGTTGGCATGAGCACCAATAAAGTGATTTTAGGCTGGGACGGCGCGAAGCTGCGTGCGCAAGTTGATTCAACGTCGATGGGCGCACTTTATTGTGAGAAAAATAAACCCACGGCGCAGGATATTGGCGCTTTGCCTCTCTCGGGTGGAGATCTAAAAGGTTCTGTAACTACCACAGGTGAAATTTCCGCTAAAGGAGATATTCATTCTGACAGCAATATCCACAGTTTTGGAACAATTCAGGCTGCTAAGGGGGTGTATGACTCGCCGGGCGTCCGCGCCTACAGCTCTAACAATAAACCGTTGCCTAAAGATTTAGGGGCGATTGAACGTGATGGGTGCAGTGTGGCCGGGTTTGTTGGTGGTAATGGCTCAGCTCCTTATATGCGTTACGCCGCATCAGACACCGTTGTGGAACTGGCTCCGCGAGACTGGGTTAATGGCAACTTTATTCAGCGCGATGGTTGCCGTGCAGCGGGCTTTGTCGGTGGAAATGGCGCAGATCCGTACATGCTGTACACCGCGTCTAATACCGTTGTTCAGCTAGCCACCCGGGATCTAGTTAATCAAAACTTCCTTACCAGCATCTCGCGTGGTGCTCAGGCCTCCATGGTCATGGATGGCCAAATGGTAGAAGCGCCGTCTGGGTGTGTCCTCACAGGCGGCAACGGTAACGAAGGTAATATGATTGGCGTTGCCCTGTATCGTCCATTGCAGATGCGTAGAAACGGCGTCTGGTTAATTATTGAGGGATGACAAGTGAAAAATAAAAATTGGAGTAAATATACGCCTGACGAGCCAAAGCATGGCGAAGGCTTTATGTATCTTCAGGATGAGGAGGGTAATGATTGGTACGATTCTTACCCTAAATTTAAAAAGAAATACAAATTCAGATACGACACGGAAACGGGTGTTATTACCAGTGTCAGTGAAAATGCAGGCTTAATGTACGTTTGCGGCTTCAGCGTAGCCGACACTGACACCCTACCAGACGGTTTTGATGTTTTGGGGGGCTGGATTTACACCGGAAAAAAGATAATTCCTAACGCTGAATACCTGCTAAAAATTGCCGAGTTACAGCAAGGGAATTTATCAGCGGAGGCAGAAAACCGTATCAAGTTGTTAGAGCGTGTCGTCCGGCTGGGTGTCGCAACTGACGCCGAAAAATCCAGTCTTCAGGCGTGGGAGCTTTACAGTATTGCACTTAGCCGCTTGGATATTTCCTCCGCGCCGAATATCGAGTGGCCGCAGGTGCCGCAGTAATGTGGCGCAAAGCAGTACTTAAGATTGCCGACGACATGGCGCCACTCTCGTGCGCCATCGTTCCGGCGCATCCGTGGGTTTACGGACTGGGCCAGGCCGCTGATTCAGGCGGCTACCTTAGCCCGGCCAACGCCCTGGCATACTTGGCTAAAAAGCTGACCTCCAGTGGCAAC